CCAATTTACAATGGAGTTATTCCAAATGCGCAAAGTAGTGAACCTATTCCTATGGAGAAACAAGATACTTCTAATGAGAAAGAACAAAATGTTGTTTTTCAAGATGATGTACCTGAGACAGTTTTAGGATATGGTATTCAGTTTCAAGACTCTACTTTTACTAGAGGTTATCAAGAAGGTGCTGAGTTAGGCGCATTTTTGAAACGTCCGGTTCAGATTTTGTCTTTTGTGTGGGATGTTGGTGTAACTTTTACTTCTTTTCGTTTTAATCCTTGGTCTAATTTTTTGAATAATTCTCGAGTTTCGGAAAAATTGACTACGTTTAAGTTATTAAATGCTACCTTGCATATTAAATTTATGTTAAATGGATCCCCTTTTCATTATGGTCGAATCTTTGTTGGGATGCGACCAACTGAAGAGACTAACAATACTGTTAATTTTCTTCCAGAAGATAATGTGTTGTTGGTTAATTATGTAGATCCTTTGGGAGCTGCTTCTTTTACAGCTCAGAAGACATTTTATAGTCAACGTCCTCATGTTTTATTGAATCCATCTAAGAATATACCGCAAGAGATTCATTGGCCTTTTATGCGGGTCACTGATTATATTGACTTGCGAGAGGCTGAACCTGGTAGTGATATGGGCTATTTGGAAATATGGGAATTGAATCAATTACGCCATGCTAATGGTGCGACTGATTCAGTTACTGTTGTTGCTTATGCTTGGCTTGATAATGTTCAACTTACTGGTATTTCTCCTGATGCCCAATCTGGTCCTCCAATAAAACGAACGCCTAAAAATAAGCGTTCAAATGATCAGAAACTTAAGTTGGATGAATATGAGGGTACTGGAGTTGTCTTATCCTGCATCTATTGTTCAATCGATTTCTACTCGACTTGTAGATGTTCCAGTTATTGGAAAGTTTGCTCGTGCAACAGCTATTGGTGCTAATGCTCTTGGTAGCGTGGCATCGTTATTTGGATTTAGTAATCCTCCTATTTTGGACAAACATAATTTTATGGCTCAGAATCAGTTTGGACGTATGTGTCAAACCTCTGGTGATGATACTGT